CATAAAAATCAATAAACTTATTAGCGAACTTGCTTACTCTCTGGAACTTGATCCAGAAGAGATTCTTAATGATCCAGAAGAAGCAGCTGTTATGGCACAAATCATAGGACTACAAAATGTTGGACAAGGAACTGGCGCACAAGTTAGCCCCGGTGGTGAACAACCCGGAGCTATGGGAACCCCTGAAGGAGTACCTCCAGAAGGCCAAGACCTTGGAGTTACGGGTACTGGTGGGGGCAACATCGGAACTGGAGCTGTACCGCAGTCAGGGGAGAGTGAATTCTCTGGAACGCCTAGAGCAACTTAAAGATAACGTAAGAAACGTAATCAACGAAAGTAAACAAGATGCCAAAAGCTAAGTCCAAAGTAAATGAAGCGGGTAACTACACTAAACCTGCAATGCGTAAAAGACTGTTTAATAAAATTAAAGCGGGCAGCAAAGGCGGTAAAGCAGGACAGTGGAGCGCACGTAAAGCACAGATGTTAGCTAAAGAGTACAAAGCTAATGGTGGAGGCTATAAGTCATAATGGGTATGGGTGTTAAACATTACTTGAAAGATGGTACTGTTCATAAAGGTGGTATGCACAAACATCCAGATGGTACTCTTATGACAGGTAAGACAATGACTAAAAAATCTGTAAAACTATTTCACTATGGTGACTTGAGCAAGAAAGCAAAAGAAAAGGCTAAGTCTCAATGGCGTTAAAGAAACCACAGAAGTCATTAAATAAATGGACAAAGCAGAAGTGGCGTACTAAAAGCGGTAAACCTTCTACTCAAGGCCCAAAGGCAACAGGTGAAAGATACTTGCCTGAAAAAGCTATAAAGGGAATGTCTTCTAAAGAGTATGCAGCTACCAGCAAGAAGAAAAGAGAAGACACAAAGAAAGGCAAGCAGTTTTCAAAACAACCGAAGAAGATAGCAGCTAAGACTAGGAAATACAGAAAATGACATTTTTAAAAATGAAAGCTACTGAACTTTGTAACCAGCTTGGGGCCAAAGTAAAAGCCACTGTAAATGGTGTAGAAGATTTTAAACTTGGTGCGGGTACAGCTGGAGTAGCTGCTGTAGCAGTACTTGTTCTTCTTATAGTTATTTTTTAAGAGTATAGATATGCCTGTTAACAAAGAAAAGATGGAAGCCATGAAAAAGCAATACGGTTCAGAAAAAGGTGAACGGGTATATTACGCTATGGAAAATAAAGAAAAAAAGTACGGTGGTGGTAAGATGAAGAAGTACAACGAAGGTAGCATGGCTATGCCTCCTGAAATGGAAGCAGCACCTGTAGATACTTACCCCAACATCCCGCCCGAAGAAATGGATGAGGCGATGGCATCACAGCTTCCAGATGAAGAAATGATGCAAGAATATATAGATTTCGTAGTTGATGAATCATTAGAAGATGAGGAAAAAGACTACCTAATGAATGCTTTGAGTCAAGACCCGCAGCTGAGTCAAATCTTTGACAAGGTTGTAGAGACTGCCTCAGAGTTTTCCGGGTCAGGCATGGTTGATGGCCCGGGAACTGGTGTATCAGATTCAATTCCCGCAAGACTATCTGCGGGTGAATTTGTAATCACCAAAAAAGCCACCGATCAAATAGGTGCAGAAAACCTCCAACAGATGATGGACGAGGCTGAACGTGCTTATGATGGTGGACTAATGACTAGGCCAACTGATCCTGCAACTGGTGTACTGACGGACGAAGAAATTCGTAAGCAGATGCTGGATGCTAATCAGATGCCTAGTGTTCGTTAACACGGCTACCTTGTAGTAACAAGCCCCGTACTTGTCTGACGAGACTAAATTGGTATGGCTACCTTGTAGACAGCAAGCCCCGTTTGGAGACTATTATGACTGAAGCAGTTATGGATAACGATGAAGTACAAGCTAATCCTTACAACATGGATAAGGAATGGCACAAAGGAACAGATAAAGAGTTCGTGAGTGCCGACACTTTGTTTACCCCGAAAAAACCAGAGGCCACCTCCAGCAAAGAAGCTGAAGCCCCGAAGGAAGAAGGTAAAACAAATTACAAGAAAAGGTATGATGATCTAAAGAAACATTATGACAAACGTGTTTCAGAGTTCAAGCAGAAAGAGGAACAGCTTCTTGCTGAAGCTAGGGCAGCAGCCCCTCAGTATCAAGCACCTAAGTCTGTTGAAGAACTGGAGCAGTTTAAGGAAAAGTATCCCGACTTGTATGAGACTGTAGAAACTGTAGCGCACATGCGTAGCGAAGAACAGATTGCAGACCTCCGACAGGAATTGGTAAGCATCAAACAACGTGAAGCTGATATTACTCGTAAAGAAGCTGAAGCGGAGTTGATGTCACGCCATCCCGACTTTAACGAAATTCGTGGAGATGATAATTTCCATGAGTGGGCAAAAGGTCAGCCTGAAGAAATACAAGATTGGATTTACAACAATCCTAATAATGCTACTTTAGCAAGTCGTGCTATTGACTTGTATAAGCTTGAAAGCGGTATCCCTCAGTCTAAAACTTCTAAACAGTCCAGACCTGCAACCTCTAGTGCAGCGGATATGGTCTCTACTAAGACCAAAACTGTTGATGCTAAAGAAGCAAAGGTTTGGACAGAACGGGAGATTGCCCGTATGTCTGTAGATCAGTTTGATAAATATGAGGATGAAATCAATCAAGCTATCTCTGAAGGCAGGGTAATCAAAGGATAATTTTGTCTAATATTGAGGTAATACATCATGGCTTATAATCAGGCCGATCAGTATTTTGAACCAGCAACAGATACTGATGCTAACTTTGCGAACTCCGTAAGTGGTCAAACCAATTCATTCTTCCTACCTGCCGTTTATAGCAAGAAGGTACTTAACTTCTTCCGTAAGGCAGCGGTTGCTGAAGCAGTCACTAACACTGACTACGCTGGTGAGATTTCCGCTTATGGAGATTCTGTTAAAATCATCAAAGAGCCTACCATCACTGTTTATCAGTACGAGCGTGGTCAGGACGTAACTCAGACCAAGTTGACAGATCAGGAAATTACTCTGGTCGTTGACACTGCTAACGCCTTCAAGTTCATCGTAGATGATATTGAAAGCAACATGTCTCATGTAAACTGGCGTGAAGTTGCAGCTTCTTCTGCTGCTTACTCACTCCGCGATGCATTTGACGAAAATGTATTTAGCAAAATGGTCTCTGGTCTTTCAGCTTCAAGCCCCGATCACACTCTGGGTGCTGACTCTGCGACTGCTCTTGCTGCTGGTACTTATGATGGTGCTGGCGCGGTAGACCTTGGCGTTGCTAGTGAAACCGATCCTCTTGATCTTATGGCGCGTATGGCCCGTCTTCTTGACGAGCAGAGCGTACCTGAAGAAGGTCGTTGGTTCGTAGCTTCTCCTGACTTCTATGAAGAACTGTCACAGACAGATTCTAAACTGCTGTCAGTAGACTACAACGGTGGACAGGGTTCCATCAGGAATGGTCTAGTAGCTGAAGGTAAGCTGCGTGGCTTTAGCATGTACAAGACTAACAATATGCCTTCTCAGTCTAATGCCACTGGCGTTTGTCTGGCTGGTCATATTTCTTCTACTGCTACTGCACAGACTATCGTTAACACTGAAGTAATCCGCGATCCGTCATCTTTCGGTGACATCGTTCGTGGTCTTCATGTTCACGGTGTTAAAGTATTGCGTCCCGAAGCAATGGTCGGTGCGTACTACATTATTGACTAATAGTTGATAGGAAGGTGGGGGTAGGAAACTGCCCCCATTCTTTTATGAGAAAAAAAGGCATAAATTTAAAATCTAGAAACAAGCACAGAGGTAGACCCCGCAAAAGTCAGGTGTCGCGTGAGCAGTACGAACAGAACTGGGATCGTATATTTAAAAAGGATAAATAATGGCAGCATCATTCTTAACTGTTACAAATGAACTGTTACGCGAACTGAATGAAGTTCCATTAACTTCTGCTAACTTTGCTTCAGCTACAGGCATACAGCAACACGCTAAAGACTGTATCAACAGGGGTTACTTAGACATAGCTAACTATGAACCTAAGTGGCCTTTTCTTGCTACTGGGGAAAGTGGTACAACAGACCCAATGTATGGCAACGTATATGTTGAAACTACTGCGGGTACACGTTGGTACGAACTTAAAGCTGCTAGTTCAAATGTAACAACTGACTATGGTGCAATTGATTGGGATACTTTCTATGTAACTACAATTGGAGTTACTGGTGAGACTGCCCCATATGTTTCTAAGAATCTAAGATTTTTAACCACGGAAGAGTGGAAAGATTTTAGGCGTACCGCAGAAAATGCAGACGATGCGGATACACAGACTTGGGGAGAACCCCGCTTTGTCATTCGTAGCCCAGACTCTCGTAAGTTTGGACTAAGCCCAATTCCTAAACAAACCTATCGTATTTGGTTCTATGCTTGGGATTTACCAACAGAACTATCTGCATATTCAGACACAATAGTGTTCCCAGATTTATACAAGCCCGTCTTAATGGCTAGGGCAAGATATTACATTTGGCAGTTTAAGGATAACCCACAGGCTGCTGCATTTGCGTTAGATGACTATAACAAAGGACTAAGAAGCATGCGTTCTAATCTTCTTGATCCTACTCCATCATATTTTAAAGACGATAGAGTGGTATACGTTTAATGTCCCAACCATTTGGTCTTTCATGTAAGGGCGGGTTAAACACTAACCTGAACCAATTTGATATGCTGCAACAGCCGGGGTTTGCTACGCAGCTAATTAATTTTGAAGTAGACCCGGATGGTGGTTATAGGCGTATTAATGGCTACGCCAACTATGGCACAACTAGACCCGAAGGTACATCGCAGATTCATGGTGTATTTCCTTATGCACTAGGTCTTGTTGTATGTGTAGACACAAGTATTTACTACACTGAAGATGGTACAACATGGACGCAGATAAATAGAGATACAGGACATGCTGGCGTTACTGAAGCTAATCTAAGTTCTCAAACAGAACTAGATAGACCTGATCAAGGTCAGGCACAGTTTGCAATAATGCGTGCGCCTACTGGACATACAAGTAGCGAGTATGGTTCATTAAGTATTGCAACAGGCGCAGATAAAATGGCACACTTCCATATTGATGGAACAGGTGCTAGTAGAGTATTTATATACCAAGAAATATCTACTCCTTCTGCTGCTAAATATGTTGAAAACCATAACAAGCATATTTGTGTTGTTGATGCAGAAAACGCACCATCAACTGTTTATTACAGTAAAACAAATGATGACAGAGACTTTACTGGTACTGGTTCTGGTTCAGTAACAATTGACGACAGAATTGTAGGTATTAAAAGTTTCCGTGATTCTCTTTATATTTTTTGTCAAAACACAATACATAGATTAGATAATATTAACGACTCAGCTACTGTTGCTGTTTCACAAATTACTGCTAACGTAGGTTGTTTAAGTGGATATAGTATCCAAGAAATTGGTGGTGATGTTTTATTTTTAGCACCTGACGGTATTCGTCTTGTAGCTGCAACAGCCCGTATTGGTGACGTTGAGTTGAGTTCTGTGTCACGACAGGTACAGTCTATTGTTGCAGACATTGCTGCAAACATAACTGACTATACTATAAGCAGCGTAGTTTTAAGAAACAAGTCGCAGTATAGATTGTTTTACACACCAACTGGTTCGTCTATTTCTGCATCTAAAGGATTGATTGGAACATTAACACCAAATGGATTTGAGTGGTCTGAAACAGAAGGTATTCAAGCCCCCGCAATTTCATCAGCATTTTTAAGCACGGGCGTTGAAAAAACATATCATGGTGATAACTCTGGTTACATTTACGAACATGATAGCGGTAACTACTTTTATCAGACAGGTACAGCCCAGACTATATCAGCAAGATACAAAACGCCAAACCTAGACTTTGGTGATGCAGGTACGTTAAAAACATTACACTATGCAAAAATTTCATTAAGTCCTGAAGGCGAAGTACAACCATCTTTGCGTGTAAGATTTAATTATGAAGATACAACTATTCCTCAACCAGCTGACTATGTACTAACTGAAGTACAAACTCCTTCATTGTTTGGATCAGCAGTATTTGGAACAAACGTATTTGGTGGTTCACTAGACCCGTTAGTAAGACAATCGTTGCAGGGGAGTGGGCATGTAGCTAGTTTTAGACTTTCAAGTAATGATAACAATGCTGCATATTCAGTAAACGGTTTATACATAGATTATATGCCCTCGGGTAGGAGATAAGAGAAAATGGCTGGAACTAGTTACACTAGACAAAGTACATTTGCAGATGGCGATACTATTACTGCTGCGTTATTTAATGACGAGTATAACCAGCTAGTAAATGCATTTTCGTATGCAAGTAGTGGTACAACTGGACACAGGCATGATGGTACGTCTGGCGAGGGCGGTAACATTCATGTTATTGGTGACGAAGACTTTTTAAATAAGATTGCAGTTGATAGCACCAATAACCGCTGGGGCTTTTATGTAGAAGTAAGTAGTGCAGCTGTTGAACAGATTCGCATTCAAGATGGTGCAATTGTTCCAGTAACTGATAATGATATAGATTTAGGTACATCTTCATTAGAATTTAAAGACCTGTATTTAGATGGTACAGCAACTATAGATACGTTGACTGTAGATGGTGCTTCTACTATAGGCACGACTCTTGGCGTTACAGGCGCAACAACTCTTTCTAGCACACTGGATGTTACAGGCGCAGCTACTTTTGATGGCAATGTAACTATCGGTGATGCAGCTACAGACACACTTACCATTACCGCAGATGTAGCTTCTAACATTATTCCTAGTGCAGATAGCACATACACTCTTGGTGACGGTAGTAATTACTGGTCACACGGCTACATGGATGCTGTTACTACAACAGGCGACATCTCTGTTGGTGGCAATCTAACGGTAACAGGCAATGCGACAATATCTGGTAATCTTACTTTTGGTGATGCAGCTACAGATACAATTAACCTTGCTGCCGATGTTGCGTCAAATATTCTTCCTTCAGCCACAAACACATACGACATCGGTGGAACTGGAGCCGAGTGGAAAGACATCTATATTGATGGTGTTGCGTATGTTGATTCTATTGATTTGGCTGGCACTACTATTACCGCTACTGGTGCTGAACTTAATACTCTAGCGGGAATAACAGCTACAGTAAGCGAGTTAAATACCCTTGATGGTATTACAGCTACAGTCGCTGAGTTGAACTACACTGATGGTGTCACATCAAATATTCAGACTCAGTTAAATAACAAACAGGCTTTAGATTCTGACTTAACTACAATTGCTGGTTTGTCTAATGCAGACGGTAACTTTATTGTAGGATCAGCTACGGGCTGGGTAGTAGAGTCTGGTTCAACAGCAAGAACATCGCTTGGTCTTGGAAGCCTTGCAACAGCCAGCACAATATCAAATACTGATTGGTCTGGTGCTGATCTTGAAATAGCTAATGGTGGTACAGGTGCATCTACTGCCTCTACTGCCCGAACTAATCTAGGTGTAGAGATTGGTACGGATGTTCAAGCTTGGGATGCCCAACTAGACGATATATCTGGACTTGCTGTTACTGACGGAAACTTTATTGTTGGTAATGGTACAAACTGGGTAGCTGAGTCAGGCAATACAGCTATAGCATCTTTAGGTGTTACTGCTACCGCAACTGAGTTAAATGTGCTAGATGGTATTACAGCCACGACTGCTGAACTTAATACTTTAGATGGTATTACA